GAACGTGGATTTCAAAAATGGATAACTGAAGTATTACCAGAGATTGAAGTAGTTTATTTGCCAATTAACATTTTTGATCCAAATACATATCAAGGATTTGTTAATTCTTTTAAAACAGATAGATTACGTCATCCAATAACATTTTGTTATCTAAGTAACATATTTCATTACTTACCTACTTCGTTTTATTATAGTTTACAGCAACGATGGGAATTACATAATGAATTAATGGGCAAGATTAAAGATAGCTCATATCAGAATAACGTTTTAGTGTTATCATCACGTGGAACTCTTACACATCCAAATCTAGTATGGATTGATAAACAAGAAATGGATAAATTTACAGAAATTCCTGATAATTACTTACAGAAGTTATTAAAGTGGAATAAAAATGTTTAAAAAAGATTGGTGGAGACAAAAAACTGAAAGCAATGAATTATGTATAGGTTGGCTTTACAATAATAATATAAAGTCTGACTATTTAACGCATTTTTCAAAAGCAACACTTGACTTTTGGTCTATAGAATTATCATTCTTTTGTAATAAACAATATGCAGAAGAAAAAATTGTAGATTTATTTGAAAAAGCACTTAGCAATGGTTTTAAAAAGATGGTTGTATTTAAACAGGGTGTTATATTACACGACTTTGAAGAAAGATTTCCTAAATTTTACGAAGAAAATATAGATGCTAAACTTATTGGACATGTATTAGATAAAGGAGATGATTATTATTCAATACATCCACAATGTTTTTTAATTGACTTAGAATGGTGGCAGTCAGCAGGTAAGCCAGAGTGGGGTAATCATGAAGATAATGTTGAACCATATCAACTTCCAGAACCAATACGTAGTGAAAACAATCATCATGATGGATATACACCATATTGGATAGGACCTGGTAATAATTTAAGAACATATACAGGAAAACAAGGCGGGTGGAATATAATAGAACACCTTCTAAGAGATAATCACAAAATAATATCATGGAATGAAGATGTAAGGTCATCAAAAGGTTATACATATGGTGAAGTTAAGCAAGACGGTTTTAGAAATATACATGAAACATTAACAATTTCAAATCCAAACATTTTCTTTATAGCTAATACAGAAAATGGAAGAAATGTTGTACCACCAAAAGACACACCAGTTAAGAAATTTACTAAAGTAGTTGCTCCAGCATCTGGAATATCTCCTATATTCTTTGCATTTGACAAAGGATTAGTAGAAGGTGATACATTATGGATATATGATGTAAGTAGACATGCACTAGGGTGTATGCAACAGATAATTGAAGAATGGGATGGAACTAACTTTACGCAGTTTGCAAATAACTTTATGGATAGTAGAGTAGGAAAGTATGATAGTAAATTTGAATACTTCAAAGGTATTAAGCAAATAAAATATACAGAAGAACATCTAGATGAAATATATAAAGAAGGATTTCTAGAATGGTATCGCACAGTATTTCCAAAACTAAACATAAATTATTATCATCAGAATTTGCTTAATACACATAAGCATGATAAATTTGCAATAAAATGTCGACCACAGAGACAAGGATCAACCTATGTACACCTAAGTAATATATTTCATTATGAAGTTACAGCTAAATGGTATACATTAGAAGAAAGATATAAAATCCATAGAGAATTATTACATGCTATATATAAATATAATTATAACAGTGATAACGATATGTTAGTGTACTCAACTTGTCCAGCTACAGAAGCTGGTGGATATAATTGGATACAACATCACATTGATAGAATGCCAGAGTGGGATAAAATTGCACCGTGGAATATAGGAAAGTTATTTAAATGGAACAAGACAAAGAAGAAATAAGAATTAGACAATTAGCAAAAGTAACAAAGTTTTTTGAAGAGAATGGCGATATTTCTCACTATGAAAATATGGCATTACCTCCTGAAGAATTCTTAAATTGGAAAACAGATAAAAAACAAAAAATACCATACTCTAGATGGATAATGAAACAAGCTAATTGTCCTACATTAAAAATGCAATTAGATGTACCATACTACCAAATGGCAAAAGAAGCAGAGCAATTTTTAGGTGAGTATGTAAAACACCGAGGCGATATAAATCCCGGTTGGAGCAGTATAGTTGTACATGGTCAAGGATGGGATAAAACACAACCCAATGATTACTATGTTGAAGAAGGTGCTTGGAAAGAAGACGAAGCACCAGAATTTGGTTGGACAGAAATCGCAGACAAGTGCCCAGTAACAGTTAATTGGCTTAAAAATCACTGGCCTTTTAAAAAATATCAAAGAGTTAGATTTATGTTACTAGAACCGGGTGGATTTATTAGTCCACATCTAGATTATAAAGAAAGACACTTAGCAGCCTTTAACGTAGCACTTAGTAATCCACCAGGAGTAAAGTTTTGCATGCAAGATGCAGGAATGGTACCTTGGGAACCAGGTGATGCTAGAGCAATCGATATAGGTAGATTGCATTCTGTTCATAATACTGGTACAGAAAACAGAATTCATATGATTATTCACGGTCATTGGGGTGATAATTTTGAAAACATTCTATGTGAAAGTTTTGATCAGCTTTTAGCTGAAATTAAAGGCTAAGTTAACTCTATAAACCGCTGTTTTTCCAAAATCTAAATAAATACATGTAGATAACAATTTAGATAATATTCTAAAATAGAAAAGGAGCTATAATATGGCAAATCTTGTTTCACCTGGCGTCCAGGTAACAGTAACAGACGAATCAGTTTACGGTCCAGCCGGTGCCGGTACTGTACCAATGATTTTCATTGCCACTGGTCAGGACAAGGTTGATCCAACCCTAACTGAAACCGATGGTATTGCAAAATTTACAAAGTCTGCAAATTCAAACCAACCTGTTCTAGTTACATCACAAAGAGAATTAACTCAATATTTTGGTAATGTCGACTTCCGTAAGGTAAGTGGCACAGTATCACAAGGTGATGAAACTAACGAATACGGTTTATTGGCAGCATACTCATTTTTAGGTCAAAGTTCAGCGGCGTACATTGTACGTTCTGATGTAGACTTAACAGCATTGAGACCACTTTCAGCAGAACCAACAGGTAATCCTGCAAATAATACATATTGGGTAAGCCCTTCAACTTCAAGTTGGGGTATATTCGAATATTCAGCAGCAGGCTGGGTAGAAAAAACTCCAACAGTAGAACTTACAGATGGAAGTGCTCCAAGCACATCAGCAACTCAAGGTGAATACCTTGTAGCAGTTGCAAATTCTACAACAGACACAAAAATTGAATACTATGTAGGTGACTCTAACCCAGCATGGGTAGCAGTTACACCAACATTCGCACCACACTACTCAGCGCCAGCAGGCCCATCAGTAGGTGATGTATGGATTAAAACAACAACACCGGGTAGCGGATTAAATGTAGATCTTAAATTATTTACAACAGTAGCTGACGCATTTGTTTCTGAAAAAGCAACATACGCACAAGCTTCAGCACCAACTGGTGCTACAAGTGATACGTTTGCAGATGGTTCATCAGCAACATCACGTACATTAACAGATGGCGACATTTGGCTAGACACTGCTACTTCAGACATTTCAATTAAACGTTATGACAGTATTGGTAATGATTGGGATGACATCTCAACAGACCCAACTACAGCAACAGGCGGATTTGTAATGAACGCATCAGTAACTCAACCAACAGGTGCTCCAGTAGATGGTACACTTTGGTTTGATCCAGATGTTAACGACTTAGCAATTTACGAAGTAGTAAGCGATAGTGGAACACAGAAATGGCAAAAAGTTTCTGATGTACAGTATGTAACTATTGCTCCAACTACAGACGGATCCGGTGGATCACTATCAGATGGTGATTACTGGGTAGATACAGATGCAGACGGTTATCCTGTAATTTACAGACATAACGGTACAGCATGGATATTAAAAGATGGTACAGATCAAAGCACAAGTGCAGGTATAGTATTTGGCGACATTACTGCCAACGCTACAGCAGCAGGTGCCTTTGAAGCAACTCTATTAGCAGGTGCTCCAGATCCACTAATACATCCAGTTGGAATAACTGGTATTAACATGTGTAGATCTTCAAGCACAGTTAGAGAATATGATAGTTCACTAGCAACACCTTGGAAATGGCGTAACAAAGCAAGCAATGCAGCCGATGGCAGTGGTTCATTTGGTAGATTAGCTCAGCGTAAAGTTGTTACAACAGCTATGCAAGCATCAGCAGCTAAACCAGAACTACGTGAAGACACAGTTCAATTCCGTTTAATTGCAGCTCCAGCATATCCAGAACTATACGACGAAATGGTAACACTAAACAGCGACAAAGACGAAACAGCATTTGTTATTGTTGATGCTCCATTCCGTTTAAATGCAACAGAAGCAGTTTCTTGGATTCAAGGAACAGCGGCAACTGAAAATGGTGAAAAAGGACTAGTAACTAAGAATACTTATTCAGCAGTTTACTACCCACACGCATTAACTACAAATCCAGTAACAGGCGATAGCGTTGTTGCACCAGCATCACACATTGCATTATACACATATGCATACAGTGATAATGTGTCATTCCAATGGTTTGCACCAGCAGGTTTAACACGTGGTGTTGTACAAAACGCATCAAACGTTGGTTACTTAAACAGCGAAGACGAGTTCGTTAAAGTAGCACTAACACAAGGTTCTAGAGATGCAATGTATGATAACAAATTGAACCCAATTGCAAGATTCCCGGCAGAGGGCGTTGTTGTATTTGGTCAAAAATCACTTCATACAACTGCTTCAGCATTAGACAGAGTGAACGTAGCTAGACTTACAGCTTATCTAAGAGAGCGTTTTGCAGTTATTTCAAGACCGTTCTTATTTGAACCAAATGATGCAGGAACACGTGCAAATGCTAAAGCAGTATTTGATGGTTTCCTAGCTAACATTTTACAACAGCGTGGTATTTACGATTTTGCAGTTGTGTGTGATACAACAAATAACACACCAGCAAGAATTGATGCAAATGAATTTTATGTTGACGTAGCAATTGAGCCTACAAAATCAGCAGAATTTATTTACATTCCAATTAGAATTGTAAACACTGGCGATCTTTCGTAAGACGTTAATACATAACTAATAATATTAAGGGCTACTATAGAGATATAGTAGCCTTTTTTAATTTAACATTAACTGATAAATACAGTTGCACATTGCAATGCACATAGTTCAGCTAATGAGCTATAATTTATATAAAAAAGGATAACACCATGGTAAAACTAGAACAAGCTAAAATCATTGCTACTAACATGAGTGAACACAGATTTAACCCTGAAGTAACTACTAGCATGAAATTTGATACTAATTTTCTTTTTGGCGCAGCAGGCGACATCATCGAACTAGATGCATGGGTGCCAGATAATGCAATTGAACAAATTGACACACTAAATGCTGATCCATCAAAAATCCTACGTTCACGTGTGAACGATGATTATAACGGTCCTAAAGCAGGATACGAATATAATGTAATTCCAGAATCATGGAACATACCAGAACACACTGAATCATTGGGTTCATTAATATACGATAAAGGTGATTTCTTAGCTCCTCACAGAGATAAATGGAGACAAGTTACTCCAGACGGAATCACAGGTGATTCATTTAGAATGATTTGTCACTTAAACCACACTAACTCAGCAGAATTTCATTTTGTTGTAGATGGTAAAATTTTTAAACCAGAAGCACGTAGATGGTACGCAATTAACACAAGAAAAGTTCATTATGGATTTTCTTTTGTTGACGGAGTATATCATTTAAGTGCGGCACTAAGTCTCGATGACGACAAGCGTGAAGAAACAGTAAAATGGTTACTTGATGTGCTACCATACTCACACCCAGCGGGCGACCGTAAAGGTGTTGATTGTAGCCGTAACTAAGGAGAACTATTATGGAAACTAATAAAATTAGAAGAGTACCAGGTGATTGGACTTCAATAGAGCAGTTCAAAGCATCTTCAGCTCACCAAGCTATTTCTGACGCAATTTTAGGTTTCACACCAGGTGAAATTGATGTCGTTATGGAATACAAACTAATTGACACTAAAATATGGATTAAATATCAATTTGAAACTGCAGAAAAAGTTGCAGAATTCAAAGAGTATATTTTAGCATCAGATTCAAGTGTCCATTTAGGACAATCAGCAGGTCAACTAGGCGAAACTATCGCTCAAGAAGGCTGGGTTGTTTAATCAACCAATAAAAAATACTAAAGATAGGTTACTTTTAGAAGTGACCTATCTTTTTGAGTGTTGATTTGATAAATACAATATAACAAGAAGATACTACAGTATAGTATTATAGGAGAAAAACAAATGGCCGTAATTACAAATTTTGGTGTACCAACTGATGCAAGTTCAGGAACTACACTTATGCCAAAGCTACAATATCGTTTCCGAGTTACATTTAGTAACTTAGGTGGAACAGGTGGAACTGATGAAGTTACACAAAATGTTATTAGCACAGGCAGACCAAATTTAACACATGAAGAAGTTGTAGTTGATTCGTACAACTCAAAGATATACCTTGCAGGTAAGCATACATGGGATCCAGTAACAATTGTGTTCCGTGATGATATGAAATCAAATGTTATTAAAAAGCTAGGTAACCAACTAAACAAACAAGTTGATCATGCAGATCAATCAAGTGCAATCTCAGGTAGTGCATATAAATTTGGTGTTAAGATTGAAACACTAGATGGTGCAAATGGTAGTACATCACCAGCAACTTTTGATGCATGGGAATTACAAGGTTGCTTTATTACTAACGTACAGTATGGTGATTTAAACTACGCAGATTCAAGCATGGTACAAGTTACACTATCAGTTCGTTTTGATAACGCACTGCATACTATTGATGGTTCAGACCAGTTAAGTAGTGGATCAGCATCAAACGATATTAGCAATACTGGTTCTACTCTTTAATAAGTAAAGGACTCTAAAATGGCAATCGGTGACGCAGGTTATTACTTATATGGACAATCTTCAGCTCAAGGTGAAATAGACGCAATACCAAGAAACAAGTATTCGTTTACTGTATCCTTGAATTATGTAGGAAGTCCACAACCTCTAGATTTAACACGAATTGCTAACATTCAAATGCCTACGTTTACATACAGAACGCAGACATTAAACAAATATAATAGTAAAAATATTGTACAGACTGGAATAGATTATACTCCTATTACTCTAACAGCGTATGATACTAAAGACCATTATATGGAAGACTTTCTAAAAGACTATGCAAGATATTATTTTGCTGGTCCAATGAATGAAGATGATTATGCTTCTTGGTTACAATCTCCAAAAGGATTAGAATTACCACAGAGTAGAAATTTTATTACTACGTTAACAATTAAAAGAAAAGATACGGCTAATAGATCAAACATAATAGAAATATTTAATCCATACATTACAAACGTTGACACTGATACACTTGACTATGCTGATAGTTCAGCATCGGTATTTAGAGTATCGTTTGCATATGAAGGTTACAATATTATAAGTGATGGAACATCTCCACCACCACCTGTTATGGATGACACTGTAACACCAGACGCTGGTTTTAATGACGTTCCAGAATCCGAAACAACTGAAAATAATTATGTAATTGATCAGTCTCTTGAAAAACTTGATACAGCTCAAGTACCAAAAGAAAAGAAACCAAAGGTTTTATCTAATAAGCCACAATTAGAAAGATGGGACGGCACTTTGAAAAAAGGTGAAAAAATTAGAAATATTGATGGTGTATCTTATAAAGTACCTGCTCCTACAAACGGCGCAGGTTAATGCCAAAATTTCAAAGGGGACAATTTGTTCCACAACAGCCAGACAAGTATATAGGTAAAAGAGCACCACAATATAGAAGTGGATGGGAACTTGCAGTTATGCGTATGTGTGATAATCATCCAGCTATATTAGGTTGGGGAAGTGAAACACATAGAATTCCATATAAGAATCCATTAACAGGAAAACAAACAACATATGTTCCTGATTTACTTATTGTATATAAAGATAAGAATGGAAAAAATCATGCTGAAATGGTTGAAATAAAACCTGCTAGTCAAACAATAGCAGAAGCAAGAACACAAGCACAGAAAGCTGCTGCCGTAGTTAATCAAGCAAAATGGGCAGCGTGTCATGCTTGGTGTAAATCACAAGGCATGGGCTTTAGAGTTATAACTGAACATCAGATATTTAACAAGCCTCAAAATTCTAAGAAAAAGAGAAAAAAGTAGAATTTTAAAAGGATAAGTACTAGTATAATTGGAAACTTAATATGACAAAAAAATTAGAAGAAGAACTAAATTTACCTAATTTAGATGATCTAATGCCTGAAGAAGAAGCAGAGCATACAGAACCTACAACTGAAGATATTAAAAATGAAATAGCTGAATATAAAGGCGAAATGAGCATGGTAGAACGTGCTAATGTTGCATTACCTACAGTTGAGGGTTTAGAACAATTAGATAGAGAAATGGACGCATATGCTACAAAAGCTATGGAAACATTTGACGAATTAGTTGATTTAGGTAAGAATGTAGAAGATAGACATGCTGCTCCAATATTTGATAGTGCGGCAAAAATGATATCAGCAGCGTTACAAGCAAAACAAGCTAAAATGGATAAAAAAATGAAAATGATTGAGTTACAAATGCGACAAGCTAGACTTGAAAAAGACAGTCAAAAAATTGATGCATATGTAGCACAAAAAAACAGTGAATTAGGCTTAGACGAAGAAGAAGGTGCAGAAGGGCGTATTATCGGCAATAGAACAGATATGTTAGCCGAAATCATGAAGAACTTGCCCGAAAAAGATAAATAGTATTAATAGGAGAATACACAGCAATGAAATCGTACACAGAATACTTAACGGAAGCTAAAAAAACATGGAAGTTTAAAATTAAAACTATTCATGAACTTAACAACGATCAACAAGATCGTATAGAGAAGCACCTCGGAAAATACGACTCTAAAGGACTCGGTGCTGCGAAGAAAACAATGTTACAAAGTACACCACGTGATTTTCCTAAAGCTAGAGGGTACGAAGTATTTACATACGAATTTGAAACTAACATTATTGCAAGTGGATGGCAAATACAAAATGACATCCGTAATATGATTGGTCTAGCTGATGGCGTACTTAAAGTAAAAGGCGAACATGAGCCAGATGAAGCAATACCGCCACAAGGTGGTGAAGTTAAGAGTGTATTAGCAGAGCCAGAATACAGCAAAGATGAAAAAGCAGGAATCAAAGCTGAAGATCATTTTGGAGATGCATATAACAACAAATTTATTAAAGAGTTAGCGAAACTCAAAAAAGAAAAGGAAAAAGGCAATGAGTGATTTAGACAGAATATTAAAACTTGCTAGCCACGGCACAGACAGAGCTCAAAGCCAGGCTCCAGCAGTAGAAGAAAACATACCAGAAGAAAATATACCAACAACAGAAGCAGTAGGCGAGTTTGCAGATCCAATTTATGATTTATGTGATGAATTAGGTTGTGAAGCAGAGCATCCAGTATACAGTGATCTAATTAGATATTTAGACGGTGATACGATTAAGGACTTTGTAGACGAGTATCGTAGAGTTCATGATTTTGGTAATGGTGTAGAAAATCCAGAAGAATCTGTAGAAGCAGAAATTGATGAAGCAGAAATTGATGAAGCAGATGTAGATGAAGGCAACGAATTTTCAGGTGAATTAGAAAAAGCTAGAAAAGCTGGTAAAAAAGAATTTAAAGTAGATGGTAAAACATACCAAGTAGAAAATTATCAGGATCGTTACAATAAAGTAGCAAGTACAGCAAACGCTATTAAAGTGGGCAAGAGTAATGCTACAATGCCACAAGATGCAGTACGTAAAGTATCAGGCGATAGTTCATACACACATGCAGACAATCCATTTTATCAAGCAAAAGCAGATGCACGTAAAAATGATGGATTAGGTGTAAACAAAGATATTATTACTAGGATGAAACCAAATCCAAAAGACGGTAAATTTAAATGGGGCAGAGACAAATTATCTGACTCAGTAAATGATGAGTTTGCAGAAGCATTAGGTAGAATTTTAGATCTATCAGGAACAGGTGCAAAACAAACTCCTGTTAAAGAAGGTACATGGGCAGTTCCAGAATCACCAGAACAAGTAGAAAAATTAAAAGAAATAATGGCAGAACCATTATTAGTAGGTGAAGACGGTGACAATGCTTGTGATGTAATGTATGGTTTATTAGGCGACGATGAGTTATTTGATACATTCCACCAAATGTCAGTTGACATGGGACCAGATGCAGACGCAAGACCAGCAATTGAAGCTAGATTAAAAGAGCTAGGTTTAATGGAAGCGGAAGTAACTGAAGCATCAGGCGTATGCAGTGATTGCGGATGTAAAATTGATGCTCCTAAACCAGGTTGTGAATGCACACATGATTCACATGATGCGGCAGGCGATCATTGGGTAAAAGAAGAAGAAGTTAATGAAGCACAAAGCCCAGCACAAAAAGCAGCATTCGAAAAAATGTTAGCTAAGAAAAAAGGTTCTAAAGATGACGACAAAGCAGATGAATCTGTAAATGAAGCAGACGACAAAATGCCATTAAAAGCAGACGTAATGCAATGTTGTAAAGATGGAATGACACTAACAGAAATTTGCAAAAAATATTCAGATTGTGATCAAGACAAACTAAAAGAAATGTGTGAGGCATGCATGAGCGAAATGAAAGAATCTAAAGAAGAACAAGTTAATGAGGCACCAACTATGGACACGACACAATTAATAAACTTATTAAAGAACGCAGGATTAAGCGAAGAAAAAATTAATGAAAAATTAAACGAATGGGCAAACACACCAGAAGGCGCAGCTGAAGAAGAAGCTACATCACATGGTGAGCCATACGAAAACTTTGCACAAAGCGTGAACCTAAGTTTAAAAAGATACTTAGATGCAGAAGATATGAAAGTAGGCTTAAAAGAACATAAAGTTGAAGATATCAAAGAAGCATATAAGAAGT